GTCTTAGGAGAACCAGCCGCCTCAGTCGTCGTGAGGAGTACTGAAAAGGATTCTAATAATTCCTAGATCAATGACGAAATGAGCCTCGTCATCGAAATCAGGAACATACTCAAACCCTACACTGAAGCCAGTAATTAGGTGTAGGTCGATTATCATGGATTAGTGTCTTTCCATTTATAAAACTCAGTCCAATCACTAATCTGCCGTCTTAATGATTCTTTCTCCATTCGCAGCATTTGAACTTCTCGTTTTATTCGATAATATGAATTAACAAGAAATTGATACAACAATACTGCAAAAACTCCAAGAATAAACATTAGTGCTTCAATCATAGTTTCTCCTTACTTAACAGGACAAGCTCCGCTGGCACACTCGTCGCCACCTTCAAATAACGCTTCATCAACATGAGTAATCAGTTGTGTCGAAGCTACCAAAGCATCATACGCTTCTTTAGTAATCTCCTCCAAAGGCGCTTGGTGGAATCCGTGTTCGTTGTGTAATAAGAACGACAAGGACTTGTGATTGTTCTTGTAATTCTTGGTTAGGTACTTCTTAATCTCAGGCAACTCTTCCTTACGGTAGTAGACTGTGCAGGATACGCTGTTGTCTGACCAGTTAGCCTGTAGCCACTTCACCACTTCCAACTGATCGATAGCGGTCATCTCCGCAGCAATCTTAGTCCCTTCAGGATAGCAGAATGGGAATGATACCACCATCGTGCTGTGATCCTCAGAGCCATCGAAGTTACGCTGATACTCGACAGGATAGCCATGCTCACGACATACTTGCACCAACGGATGATCTGCAGCGATGCGAATACGACGAATCATGTATTGCGAGTATGCTGGATGACAGCCTGAAGTAACTCCCGGTAACAACGACAAAGTCCCACTTGGTTTCACCGTGGTGAGCTTCACCGACTCAGGATAACCATGCTCGTGACTGTACTTGAAGTCAAACTCACGAAGACGACGATAGGTATCGCTGAGCCAACTGCGTTGCTCTTCTGTTGCTTGTAACACACCAGTAACACCAATACCCATCCGCATATTCTTGTGAACAATGTCTTCCGTCTCTTTGAGATGGCAAGGCAGTGCGAGGCTATGCTTGTTGATGCGATAGAGCAGTTTGCATACATCTAATAACTGGTCTTTGCTCTCGATGTTAGGTAGATAGACTTCTGCTAAGCAACAAGTTTCATAAGCAGCCAAAGACTGTTCAGCACATGGATTATAACCCATAACATCAGGATCAGGATAGTCAGTCTCACCAAGTCGACCAATCTTACGGGAGAGTTTAAGATTGATAAGTCCATAAGGCTCACCTTTGCCTTCGTATCCGTCCCAGAAGTATTCGTGTAGGTCTTTAATATCATGGCAAACAACAGAATTATTAGACATAGCTCGCCAAGAAGGAATATTCCCCATGTCCCAGCGCTTAGCCAATAGATACTCGACATCGTCAGGATCTCCTATCGCAATTTGAGCAGAACGGCGTACATTACCAGCCACGACAATAGAACCGATGATGTTCATGATGTCTAGGCAGTCAATTGGACGCAACTTCTTCCCTGCTCGTTTTTCAAGAATGTTACTAATCTTAGCAATACCGTCACATAAGTCTTCAGGACCAGAGGCAGTGCCGCCAAAGCCCTTAATCGGTGCGCCACGCCCACGAACGAGAATGGTGCTGTAAGAGAAGGTAGGCTTCGTATCCGCTAGAAACGCCGCTTTGAGGGTTTTGCCGAGGAGCTTGACCCACCCTTCACGGGAGTCAGGAACGATAAAATCAGCATCAGCGGTAGTAACACGAGTAGGAGCGCTAAAGTTAGGATTGACCGGAGGAAGTTTATCAACATATTGCCTTTGAATGTTATAGCCAACGCCAGAGCCAAGCATCAGCAAGTCCATCGCCCAAGTAAACGGACGGACGGGTTGATCGATAACGGTGAATGCACAGTTCTGTAAACTAGCCAGCCCTAAGCGACCAACTGTGTCTGTCCCCATTTGCCACAGGAATCGTCCAGCGACAGTGCCTTTCAACTCCATTAAATACTTACGAAGACGCTCTTGCTCGTCTTCGTTAAAGTTACAACCTAATTGGTCGTTTGCTGCTTTGATTACCCTTTCAACTGTATCAGTAAATTCTTCTGTTTTAGATTTTGGATCTGCTTCATTTAAGCGTCGTGCATAAGTCCTTTTGTAGGTTATGTACCCTACTGTGCTGAAAGGTGTGTTATATGTCATTCTACTTCCTTTTCTAGTTTGTCAAAGTTATCTTCAATTAAATCAGTGAATCTCTCCACCAAATCTTCACTACTAATATCGAGCAACTCCAACAGATCTACTTCATCGATCTGCTTGAGTCGGTCTTTTATTTCTATGAGGGTTAATGCCATGTGGAACCTTTAAGTGTATCACGAATAGTAAGTTTTGTCAATAGTATCGTAGTTCGCAATAAGAAATTCTATGTAATGCTTAGCCTTTTCAAGGTCTTGTACACCATTCTTATATGGGAACCGAAGTGAGTACTTAATGACATTGGCTGTCCAAGGATCTAGCTTGTAAGCCATGAAAATGTCCCAAGGCTGGATTTCTGCGACTTGGTAATGGTCGCCCCCAACTTGCTTACGATCGGGGCTTACAGAGTCGTTTATGCGGTCTATATAGTCTTTTAACTGCATTGCTTCACCTCGACTGACGATTTGATAGATTTTGTAGACTGCGACCAAGTTCCGCAACTGCGGCACTGATAACGCTGATAGGTTCCGGTAGTTGTAACTGCTGTGCCTCTCTTTTGTAGATTAAACGATGCACAAGTAGGACATACTCGACCTTCGTGAAATAAGTTTTGGTTTGGGTGGTTTTTGATCCAAGGAAGTAGTCTATTATACAGTTTTTCTAACAAGACAACATCTTGAATATTATACTTTTCCATTTTTGCCCAAGCAGTACTATCTTTGTTCATGCACTTGAGCCATAGTTCAAATCCCTCATGCTCTGTCTTTTTACCAAGTCCTAGCTGCTGAGACACATGATCTAGTTTATTAGAAGCAAAGCGAAAGTTGCTCCTAACAACACGCAATAGATCAATTTTCTTAACAGGATGTGGTGGATTAAAATTATGAAGTAAGAATTCCTTGTGCAATACAGGTAAATCGAACTTATTGCCATTGTAAGTAACAACAGCGTCTGCGCTATTGATAAGGTCATGGATTCCTTTTAACATTTTTTTATGACTGGATTTATGAATGGAATCAAAAATAACTTCTTTATCATTATGCCATTTTGCACAATAGCACAACACTTTAGAAGTATCTATCATTTGATTAAGTCCAATATTTTGGTCGTACAAACCCCACACATAAGCGGAATTCGGACTTGTTTCGACATCGAGTAGCAGTATTTTAATTTTGATTCTCCTTGTAGAAATCTAAATAATTAACCATTTTTCTTAATAAGTCAACATTGTCATGTACTTTACCTAAAACAGTGTTGCAATTAGTACACAGAAGTTTTCTTAATTTTCCTGTTTCGTGACAATGATCAACTGCAAGTTTTTTGGTTGGCTCAGTTTCTCCACATAAAGCACATAATCCGTTCTGCTGATTAAACATTTCAGCATAAGATTCTTCAGTTAACCCATATTTAGTTTTTAACCGAGTTTTTCTACGCTGCTGTTTAACCTTGTCAGGATTTCGTAATGACCATGCTTTACTTTGTTCGTTCTTGCAGTATTTACAAACACTATACCGAGCATAAAACGCTTCGCTAGGTTTATCTTGTTTACAAGAACGACAAAACTTCATGACCACTTCCGCATCTCTTCGAGTTCATTGTCGAAGTCGTTAAAGTTAAACTCTTCTTGCGTCATATCCTGACCTAAGAAGGCTTCCCACGCTCCTTTAGGAATAGCATGGTCATGCGCCCGATCAGCAAACGATGTCGTGTCCGTAATAAACTTGATCTTCTGCGATACATCGTAACCGTACTTCGCTGATACGACATCAGCACAAGCTAGGATAATATTGAGCCACTGTTGATCTTCGTCAAACTCCATCGTTCTTTCGACAGAGTCATAATCATCACTTAGACTTACTCTTAGTACTAACATTTCTGGTTCCTTTCGGTGGTGTGAACTGCTCGT